TGCGCCACAAGCGTCAGTAAATGACTATATTGCATCTCTCCCACAACCAGAGACAACAGTTGAAGATATTACAAGAATTTTTGATGGATCAAGTCGTGAATCTGTTGATAGATTGCCAACAGAAGATGCATCTGCCCGTGATGCAACAATTGAGGCGTTGATAAAACAAATCCAAGCCCGAAGCGACACATCTCGATGGACAGGCGGATATGGTGCTGATCAAGCTACTAAAGACATGGCTCGAATTCTTGCTGAAACAGGAATCACAGACATTAGCCAGTTTGGCCCAATCACAAGAGAAGTACAAAAGGTTGTTGGATACGAGGATTGGGGTGATCCAATTTACCAAACTGTAACTGAGCAAACCTTCGGTAATAAAGAGACAGGTCAAGCCGTCCCCAATACTTACACAGAGCGCCAAACAGGCAACTTCTTTGGCGGAACTTATGAGGGTAAAGGCAATACTGGTTATGGTGTTCAGTTTGATGACCAAGGCTTGCCAGTTTTCTACACGCAAGGCGCATCTAGCAGTGACATGGGTTCTATTGCTCCGTTCTTAACACTTGCGTCGTTTGTTCCCGGCTTGGCTCCATTTGCTATGGCTGCTAACGCGGCTATTGCCGCAAAGCAAGACAATCCTCTAGGTGTTATTACTAACCTTGCGGGCATGGGCAACCTCGCGGGTGTTAGCGGTATGGCCGATGTTGCCAAGGCAGCTAGGTTTGCAAGTGCTGTGCAGAGTGGCGACCCATTGGCCATGGCATTCTCTGGCGCTAATCTTGGTGGGGTGACTAACATTGGCGGGATAGATCTTAAAGATGTTTCTAAAGCAATCGGCGCAGTTAAAGCTATCGAGAGCGGTGATCCGTTAGCCATGATGCTTTACGGTATGGATGTAATGTCAGGATCCGGTGGAAGTTCACCAACAAAGTCCAGCGCAGATTTGCAAGCAGAAGACCCGCTTAGCCCAGAAGAGCAAGCACAACTTATAGAGAACAGACTTAACACGGCTATTTCCCGGTCGCAAATTTCTCCTGAAGAAGAAGACGCAAATACGCAAAGATTAATTGAAGAGCTTGAACGTACGTACGGGCCAGAGTCAACAACTACTTTACCGTCTTTGCCTACACGCTCTTTGGGTGAGCCGCAGGTTGAGGAGGCTGATGATTTCTTAAAGTCTATTGGTATTAATACAATCGACAAGCCGTCTGATAGCGGGTTAAGCAACCAAGACATCCTTAATTTAATTAATGCCGACAACGAGGTGCTTGTTACATCTAACCGCGATACGGTTGGCAAGGGTGTGTCTGAGGACATTTTCAGGAATCTTGAGGACGCGGGTGAACCCCCTTCGCTGACTCCAGCAGAAAAACTCCCTGAGTTGGTGATGACAGGAGGCCGTGACACCGTTGGCAAAGGTATCTCTGAAGACATTTTTAAAAATCTTGAGGATGCAGGTGAGCCTATTTTGCCGACTCCAGCAGAAAAACTTTCCGAGTTAGTAATAAAAGGCGACCGTCCAAAAGAAGAGACTACGGTTCAACAAGAGCCTGCAAACATAGACGAGTTTATTAAATCATTAGAGCCATACAAAGCGCCTATTACAGATTTAGAGCGGCTTGTTATTACCGGCAATCGTGATACGG